CCAGAGAGAGTTAGACTGGCGGGTAGTTCGGTAACAAAGGGTCGTGCTACACGGGCACCTCCACGACCTACATTACCACCGCCACGACCTCCGTTAGCACCACCACGACCGTTAGCACCGCCACGACCACCACGGGCAGGACCGCCACGACCACGTGGAGGACCACCACGACCACCTCTGTTTCGGTTACCAGGCATTTCTAAACCCAGTGCCGGGTCTAATTTAAGAGACTTTCCGCATAGAAACACGGATACGCGGTAAAAGAAAAATGAAAGAAGTATATATCAACAGAAATGAGTGCTCCGGCGAGACCTGGTATGGGATTAACGGCGATGCTGCCGACCATGGGGGGCGACGGAGGCAGTGGCGCCCCCCGTCCCACAATGAACCTTCGCCTTTCCAAATTTAATATGAATATGATTCCCGACGACGGGGTTGTCCTGTTTATTGGACGCCGTGGTACGGGTAAGTCCTGGCTTATCAAGGACTTGATGTGGTACAAGCAGAAGTTTCCTATTGGCACAGTGTTTTCGGGCACTGAGGGCGCAAACGCCTTCTATGGTTCAATGGTACCGAGTCTGTTTATTCACGATGAAGTGGTACCGCAGACAGTATCCAATGTGCTCAAGCGCCAAGAGCAGATTACAAAGCAGATTCGCAAGGAGACGGAAACGCGCGGATCTTCGCAACTAGACCGTAAAGCATTTATCATTATGGACGATTGCCTGTACGATAATAAATGGGTGAACGATAAGTGGATTCGTTCACTGTTCATGAACGGACGTCATTACGGTCTCCTCTACATTCTAGCCATTCAGTACGTGATGGGTATTCCGCCAGTCCTACGAGGACAGGTAGATTACGTATTTATTCTGCGAGAGAATCAGGTCTCAGCCCGTCGTAGAATTTACGAGCAGTTTGCCGGTATTTTTCCAACCTTTGAGCTGTTCTGCCAGATTATGGACCAGTGTACCGAGGATTACGAGTGTTTGGTGATTCACAACGGTGCGCATACAAATAAGATTGAGGATTGTGTGTTTTGGTACAAGGCGCAACCGCATCCTGATTTTAAGATTGGGTCGCGGGATCATTGGGTGCGGTCGGCGGAGTACGAGCGGCAGAAGGAGTTGGCTGAACAGGCAGGAGATACGGGGATGCCTATGTTGACGACGGGAGCGGCGACAAAGGGACCGGTGCTTCAGGTAAATAAGTATTAGTCTGAGCAGCCAATTCATCAAGATTCTGTCGTTCGTATATTTGCCACCGCTGAAAGAATTCTAATGTCCGCGGAGTCCAACGCCGTCCTGTGGACCGAGGATTATAAGGATTTTTCCATAAGTAGCCAGGTGCGGCGTAAGGATCTTGCCGTGCTAGTTCTCTTAACGCATTTCCTAGTTCCATTGGTATTCTTTGTACCATTTATAAAACCAACTTAAAAAATGTTTAGACCGAATTCAGCGGATGTAATCAATACCGCCGTTGATTTGAGACTCGGCAGCAGCCACACCGCTACGACCAGTGCTACCGAAGCCACCGGTACCGCGAATAGTCGCACCACCAGGAATTTCATCTACGATTTCAATACGTTCAAACGGCTGTAGTTCAGGACCGGCAATCTGGAAGTAGCGGTCACCAGCAGCAACGGCAAAGTCAGAGCCAGTGGAGTAGACCATAGCAAGGAGCGGACCACGGTAACCGGCATCAATCAACCCCACAGAATTCGCCAACCGTAGCGGTGTCTTGGAGATGGAGGAGCGGGGAAGCATCCAGTAGGCACGGAATCGTCCAAGCAAAGGGTCGTACACAGCCGCGCGACAGGTCTGACCGACCTTGACCGCCGCACCACCGCTGCTGCTACCGCCAGCAGCCGTAGGACTCATTCCAGGCACGGAAGCCGCCACAGAGAATAGGTCAAAACCGGCATCGCGTTCACTGCGGGGCTTCGCCATATACGCAACCGCAGCTTCCGTATACATCGTCTTGACAGCGTCATTCTCGGGAACTAGGTAAAGCACTAGCATAGTGGTATACCTTGTTAGAAATTCAGAAATCCTTAAATCATTTTTTTACAATTAACGGAATTTGCTGGTACAATAACCCGCATTACATTTGTAATTATCGGGGCAGATTCCGTCAGGGTGCTCAGTGCTACAGACGGACTGAAATCCCTCGTATTTACGGGTCAAAGCTAAAACCGCCTTATAACTAAGGTAGTAGATTAGGGCAAATACGATTCCGTGTACAACCGCAACAACGACTTTAGAGCCGTTGGGTGGTATGGTAAGTAGAACTCCTGGAGTGAGAACAACAAAGAGCAGAGTTGTAAAGGCAGTCATCAAATAACTGAACATCTTTCTATTTATAATGAAGTTTATCCTAAAGCTAAACTGGTTTAGCTTTTGGGTTGCCAATGGTGGCAATTTTAGTATAGATATCTTGATATCCTTTGATAGCAATATCGGCATTAGGACCTACATCTGTAAATCGCTCAAGTTTTGTCAAGGTAAAATAGTATATTAAGGCAAACAGAATACCGTGAACAACTGCTACGGTTGTCTTAGAGCCGTTGGGTGGCAAAGTTAGAATTACTCCTGGCGTCAGTACGACAAAGAGGAATACTATAAACGCAATCATTCTCTAAAAGCGTTGAAGTTTATTTAGATGTTAGTTTGAATCCTAGAGATGATGCGATCTCCTTTAGTTCCTTAGGGGGATTCTCAAAGCCCTGGTTTAATTTGCTAGTTATGGGTACAGGCTTGTTAGCAAATCCCTCATACTTACGCGTCATTCGCCAGACCGCCTTGTGCGTGAAGTGGTAAATAAGGGCAAAGATGATGCCGTGGACAACCGCAACAACGACCTTGGAACCCTTGGGAGGGATGGTGAGTAGTACACCGGGCGTGAGGACAACAAACAATAAAGCAGTGAAGGCACTCATCAGGTAGCTGTGCATAGTTGTTTCTATAAACGCACAAGATTTTTACTCACACGGCACCTTAACACCAATAGATGTCAGGAATGCCGTTTGTGTACCAAATGCGTAGTGTGAAATTTCACCGACCACTAGCCAAAATATTAAAACGCCTAGAAACGGTAATTTAAGTAAATAAGCGGTTACAAACGCTAAAACAATCGTTGCTAGTGTATCATTTAGCGCGTATCCAAAGATACGTGTTGAATGAAAGCCTTCTCCAGGGACGCCAAGAAGGTATTTGTACGGACAACCCATTTACATCGTGAGGGTATTTTCGGCAGGGGCACCCGCAGCTAGCGCAGCTGCACTGGCATCCACGGACTTCATCACAGAGGCAGTGACCGCGGCGGCAGCGGCTTCCGCCTGCTCACGCTTACGCTTCATGAACGGGTCCTCGTCGGCAAACATATCCTTTGTCGGCTTGGACTCATCCTTCACACTGGCACCAATAACGGGCTTCTTCGTCTTCGCCTCGCCCATACGTAGAATCTTGTGCTCTTGGTATAGCTCATCGCGCGTCTTCTCGTTCTCCTTGTACTTCTTCATGAGGGTATTGAGCTGGTCGTCGGCGTACTCCTGGTCGCTAATATCGTGCGGCTCAGGATCCCAGGGGAGCCAGAAACCGACCTGACCAACATAGACGTTGAAGGAGGGGTCAATCTTCTGTAGCGTCTTACAACGGTGAATCGCCTCGTTGTACGTATCATAGACACCGCGAATCTTCACGCCCTGAACCGTCGTGCGGAAGTCGTTCTTCGCAAAGAACTCGTCGTCCATACGCTTCCTGTTCTTGAAAAGGAACGTCTCGTACTCCTCCTTAATGGCGGACTCACGGAAATCGGCAACCTTCGCCTTGACATAAGCACTCATATCCTCGGCAATGTCACTTGTTAACGTACGGCGAACATCCTTGATGGTCTGTAGGGCACCGCTGAGGTCATCAATCAGCTGGAGAGCACCGCTGAGGTCTCCCACCTTAAGGGCATTCTTCTTGAGGAGAGCGTTCTCAACAACATCCTGAACCTTTGACGCAGCCTCCTGAACCTTCTGTACCTCGGACATTACGAATCCCTCGGTGGACTTTACCTTGTACTGCATATCGTAATCCTTTAGAAACTCGCCAAAAAAATACAGGTCCTTGTTCTTTAGTACCTTCTGCGGACTAATGAAGCTGAGTGCCACATAGTGCTGTCCCGGAATTTCCTTATCCGCCTCGAGAAAAACTTCCTTCTGCTCGGTTTCTGTAGTGTCCGCCATAGTTTCTAGAGCATTGAATGAATTATATCTTTAAACTTTAACGCAAACATCTCCACTTTTTTTCCTTGCCCGGAGTATAAGAACAAATGGACGGCTTTAACGGAACTGAACTCCTAACTCGCGCTGTCAAGTATTTCCTGGAGGGTCTAGCCGTTGCGGTAGCGATGGTCATCATCCCCCGCAAGGTCCCCCAGCTGGAGGAGATTGCCGTGATTGCCACGACGGCTGCGGTTGTCTTCGCCATCCTGGACCTCCTGTCGCCCTCGGTCGGACTCACGTCTCGCCAGGGTGCGGGATTGGCGCTCGGCTCGCAGCTGGCGGGCGGCTTCCGCATGGCGTAAATGCCCACATAAACCAAATCAAGTTTTCAATTGTTCGTTTAAAAAACGACGTATTGAACTACAAACTACAAACTACAAACTACAAACTACAAACTACAAAACACAAATTACAAATTACAGCATATCTATCTCTTCATCGCTATCATCAACGTCATCTATATCATCCAAATCATCCAAATCAGCGGTCTCCGGCTTCACTCGTCCCACCGTCATCTTTGCCTCTATTTTCTTCCATTCGCGCGTAATTCCACCCTTGGTCTTTGTATCTAACGCCACTCGTCCCGCATCATCCTTATACGTCATATCTACAATCGTTTCTAACATATCGTCGCGTGTGGCACCGATATCCACTAATTGTCCAACAATCTCCGTCGCAGTTTTACCCTTTACAAACAGCATTGACCGAAGGCAATCAAGTGTATCTAGCATACCCTCCCCTGAGCCCCCAATTACCCCACGAGAGCGCATATCACGCAACCAACGGCGATGCTTGAGTCGCTTAGATTGTTTGCCAAGCCAGGAGGGAAAGATTTGGAAGGGGGCAATACCCTCCACCGAAACTGCTGTTGATACGACTGCTGAAACAGCGTAGGGCATCAAGGACCAGGTCTGTGACCCGCGAATACGACGGTCAAGAATATCATAGTCGCCTAAATGCGAACCGGCAACAGCACAACGCTGAATCAACACCTTTTCGTCCCTAATACCGCTACGTGGTTTTCCTGCGGCGGCAACATACCCTTCAGCTACCATTAGCGGAATCATACCGTAATCCAGAAAGACTAGTTCATCTTTTACGGCGCGAGAGTCGCCACCACCGATAAGCCGACCGGTAGCAGAGAAGGCGTCCACCCGTTGTAACGGGTCCTTCCCCCCGTCAACAAGCGACGCAGATGAGAACTGAAGGGCATTGATCACCGAGCGAATATCGTTGCCATTTCGCTCACAGAGCTCCTCCACAGCAGCCACTGTATAATTCAGCTTTTCCGCCTTAACAACCCGTTCAAACAGTGCCTTAGCAATGACCGTCTTTGTTGGACGCTGAAAGCGGATATCAAGACAGCAGGACGTAAGTGGGCGCAACCGAGGCGTTCCCCGTTCGTTCGCGATACAAATAATGGGAAACGCGCACCCAGAGATCACCTTAGCCAGTTCACCAATACCACCACGGTCGCCGGTGCTCATTCCGTCCACCTCGTCCATTACAATCACACGACGCCGACCACAGCACCCGCTCCGTTTTGCCTCGTCAAAGTACCGACGAACCGCCGTGGCAGAGCGCTCATCAGAGGCGTTGAACTCTACCAAATCGTACCCGCAACCGCGCACAATCAACCCAACAGCAGTCGTCTTACCGATACCAGGCGGTCCGGTCACCAGCGCTCCTCGCACAGCCCCAGCCCCCCCCCCCATCAGCCACGCCGACAATTCGGTAATAGGACCGGTGCCGCCAATCATGTCCTTGAGCTTACGCGGGGCATAGCGCGTCACCCACAATTCACTAGCCCGTTGCGCCATAGCCAACACCGAAGCCACGGTCACCACAGGAATACCAAGTCGCCGTGCCTCGGCAACTTTCCACCGACCACCCGCCGCGTCGCCACACACCAACCGACTAATGTTAGAAGCCCAGGGAACCACAACATGATTAGAGCTAGAAAGGAAGGAAACAAGCCGATCGTAATCGGCATCTACACCGCATATAGCAACGGTTGACATTTTCAATGTACGAATCTAATAGTACTATTGAAAAGGTTCAATTTTTTTAACGGGTTAAGACGGCGGCGACGCGTGTGCCCACGGCTTTGAATCGTCAGCCTCGGGCCAACCACGAGACGTCATTTCACCGGGGTAGCCACGCGCACGTAATTGCGCCTCTTGATTATTAAACAGTGGTAGCGCTTCACGCCCAAAATAGTACATCGCGCGACCGGTAGAATCAGGGCTGTCAATTTCAGGGCTCATTGTGGCAGGAGAGCCAGATCCCCAACGCCAGGGCGCAGCCGTCTCGGTAATCAGCAACGTTGTGTGAAACATCTTCCTTTGCGCAGTAAAGCAAGTAAAGTCTACACAGGGCGGGATATAGATGCTACCAAGTCCGCTGAAGTAACCGGCGGGAATACCCTTGAGTTCAATTGTAAAAGTACCATCAGGCGAATCAACAACGCCAGTATTGGGCGTGTTGGAGTAGGCGATTTCCTTGGACGGGTAGGGCTGTCCTGAACCGGCAAAGCCGATGCCACGCGTTACGGGCGCAGCTGCGATATATATAATCTTCTGAGGTACAGTACCGAGACCAGTTATTTGTCCTTTTACTGTTACATTGCCGTCTACAGGATTTCGTCGTACGACTCCCTGTACACCATTACCGGATACAGAATGCTCCATTCTATAAAGCGTTGCTAATTAACCTCAAGCCCGAGGCGCGGAATAGGGGTGCGACTTTGCCGAACCACCGTAGTTTGCTACATCGCCCTTGAGTACCCACTGCGTCTCGGGGTCGTCAACAGCGCACTGCGACGGCATACGGGGCGGATGGCGAGGCCAAGTCTTAGGTATCTGTGGCACACTCTCATCGGAAAGTGCCTGGGGCGACGAGGCGTTGCCGGCGGCGGCAGGTACGTAGATACGACCAGTGCCGATACCCTGAAAATTGCCAGGAATCGTCTTACAGCCCTCCCAAGTACAGACACGCTTGTAAAGTTCGGGAACCATTGTATCGTCACACGCCGTTGGCGTATTCTTACGGTCATTCATCTCACGCGCAGCAGCCATCAGTTCGTCGGCGCCGTGAACCATACGGGCTCGGGCGTCATTATCACCCCACGTCTGCGCAGCCAACAATGGGTACTGGTAGCAACGTGGGCGGTAGTCCGTGACAAGGCGACCATCCGCCATACGTGCGGGTGCGCCGGTCTCAGAGTAATGCGGGTCTGTGGATGTAAAACAGGCTGAACCCGCGGGGTTCGACATGACAGGAGCAAAGCTTAAGCTACTCATCCTCTTCTGTCAGGAACAAATATTTAGTTTAGATCAAGAACGCCCTCGTTCAGGTCGAAGGTTCCCATTATAGGCGAATTACGGAGGGCGTCAATAAGCGCCTGCTTCTTCATCTCCTTGGCGCCTGAAATACCACGGCTTTCACCAAGTTTGCGCAGCTCTGAGAGCTTCATACCGTCGTAGGCGCCGTTGCCGTTACCCTTTACGTCGGGTACGCCACTACCGACGCCACCAGGCTGAAGGTCATCGGCAACAGGCGCGGCGGTGGCGGCATCAGGCTCTGCCAATTCGTCGGGCTTTGAGTACTGAATCGTCTCCGATACCTGTAAAACGGGCGAGTCCTGCGAAACGGGCATAAACGGCGCGGACGATGAGTCGGCGCCACCATTGAGGACGCCGTGTAGGTCATCATTGAGGATTTCGGCATCATCGTCGCTCATCACGGAGCCAGGAGCAGGGGCGTAGGGCGTAGCACCGGCACCGGCGAAACCTGGTCCGTTATCGGCTGCCGGGGCGCCTTGTGGCGGACCCGTTGATAGTGCCATCTTCATCTCGTAAACGATATTCTCAAGTAGATTGAGTTTGCGAAGCATAAACTGATTTTGCGTCCAGAACCAATAGACGGCACCCAAAATTAATACAGTCATACATAGGGCTACATAGAACGTATCCGACAGATTCATTTTGTCTCTGCTTCAGGGGGCAATCTTTCTTGTATAATTTGACCGCAAAAACGCCGGGCATCTACGCAGACAACAAACCACGTTCCTGTAGAATCTCCATTACACTACTTTTGTCTGAAATACCAGGTATTACTTTATAACTATAGACAAGCGAACCATTTGTACCATCAGTCGCCTCCATTTGTATTGCCGTAGCCAATTCACCAAACGATTCTGCCAGGTCTTTGTAGTGTGTGGAAATCATTGAAATTACCTGCTTACGTTCGTAGAGCTGTCGCATAAATACACGACTTGCCTCCAATCCATCACCGGCATTGGTAGAGTGGAAGATTTCGTCCATCATCACAAACATCGGCAACCCTGAAGCGGCAAGAACCGATTTGGCAAATTCTATTTCCGCCTCAAAGGTTGACATTGAGCCGATTAGACCGGCAGGTTCTAGCGCGGTTACAATCGTTGCGAACGGTGAGAAGGACATTTTATCCGCCCAGGCGAATCCCCAAGTCTGCGCCGTTACAACCGCCAATCCTACCGATTTACAGTAAGTGGATTTTCCGCCACGATTGGGACCCGTGAGAATAGAATGCCCTTCCGTTGAGTAATTATTGCTAATACAGCCTTTTACGAACGGGTGATGAACGCCAGTGAGTTTTAGCCCGACTGTTTTACGAATTGTAGGAAAGCAAATACCGTCGAGACTAGCAATGGCTGAGTAGCAGTCAAGTTCGGCTATCCACGCTTTGAGTATTTTGACATGTTCGGAATAATTCCATACACAGCCAAAGGTGGCAACACCGTCTAGTCCATCAAGTTCTTTACAACCTAAAATTGCGGCTTCGCCACTATCAATAAGACGAGCAGCTGCCCGTTGAGCTTTGGGTGATAAGGTTTTGAGAGTATTAAGGGCGTCTTTGGCAACCGAATACATATGCTGTATATGGTTTCCCCGTTCGTCCAAATCAAACCAAATGGTACGTGTATGAATAGCGGTTGTGATTTGCGACCAGATGCCACTAATAAACATAGCAAGGGTGAGTCCGATAAAAAGCGATTCAAAGATAAATCCTAGGCGGTCCCCTTCGTGGCGCGACCTTAAAAACGAAGGAATAGTGATTTGTTGTAAAAGAACTTGTTTAACTCGCGCCATATACTCGTCGGTGCTAAACCGTACTTCAGGTCGTAGGAAACGTAGTAGGAAAAATGGAATAACTACAGCAATAAGCGGGGATAAAACGGTAAAAGCGGGTACAATAACTGTACGCCATAGGATTAATGAATTCATCGCAAATGGGCTTTTATTGAGAAACGCTCCGTAGTTTGTAGGTTTCCATAGAATTTGTGATACTGATTCGGATATACGACTATCCTTATTTTCTAGTGCGTCATCAATATAGGTAGTTTTATCGCCGAGGGTTTGTAAAGTTTTTACGATAAGTTTACATACAGTGGGTTCAATTCGTAATGCCATAATGGGTAATTGTTTGCGTTTGACAACTCCCGCATCGGCAGTAATATCAGCACTGTTAAGTCCGATACGAAAACGCTCATTGCCCCAGGAGGTTTGTAGTGGAACTACAGTATGTACATCGTTGAGAGCAAGGTCGGACGCTACTTGTGTTCCGAGCATTTAATCTAGGCGTCGCAAAAAATTGAAGGCGTCTTACGCCACATTTGCCGACTCTGGTTGCGTACAATTTCTTCCTTTCAAATGTCCGTTCGTTCTAACATGTCTTCCTCCCGTCTTCCTTCCTCTTTTCCGGAATCACTGCGTCGTGTGCTTGACGCACGTACCCTTGACAATACCTGCCCCGTTGAGGTGGCTACGCGCCTTCTAGCGATGCCTTTCTTTCAAAAGACGTCTGTGAAGGACTCTCGTGCTCCGAAGCAGACCAATCGGTTTGCCAATCTTCTAGCTGTACCAGCGGAGGCTGAAGGCTTTCGTCGTTTTGCCAACGGTGGTGCTGGTGCCCCGTCGCAGTGGCG